CCAAACATCGCGTACGTTGTCTAAGAAGGAAGGTATCCGTGAGAAGCCCTACGGGATACTCCTTTTTGGTAGTTCTGGTGTTGGGAAATCCGCGATTGCCAACTCGTTGACTAGATTTGTGTTACAAAGCAATGGTTTTGATTACAGTCCTCGTGCTGTGACGTCATTGAATATGGAAGACAAATACCAGTCTGAGTTTGCATCATATCATCAAGGTGTGATTTTTGATGATATTTGCAACACGGCACTGGATCGCACTGATGGATCACCGACTTTGCCAGTCATAATGTTTTTGAATAACATGACAATGGCAGCTTTGAACGCTAATGCTGACATGAAAGGCAAGGTCATGATTGAACCGAAGATTGTTACCGCGACTACTAATGTCAAGGATCTTTTGTCCAATCAACTATCCAATGAGCCTCTTTCCATTAATAGACGTTTTGAAGTGACTATTACTGTTAGAGTTCGTCCTGAATATTGTAAACCTGGATCTACTATGTTGGATAGTGAGAAGATTCGCCATTTGTCTGGAAGTCAATTCCCTGATTTTGCTACATTTACTGTTGAAGAACCGCGTTACGCAGTTGATGTTACAGGTGATAAGTTCAGACCAGGGAAAACACGTCACATTACTTATGTACCTCGTACTTTTGAGGGAAGAGAGTTAGTTGACGTTGACATTAAGACATTGTTGCGCTTTTTGAAGGATGATTCTGCAAAGCATTTCGCTCATCAAGAAGCATTCGTCACTTCACAGCGCAATTTGGCCGAAATGCCGTTGTGCAAATGTGGTTTGCCAGTTGATATGTGCGAGTCCTGTCCTTTGGATTCGCAGGCCGGTATTCCCAATGTGAGTGAGGTTGTTGAATATCTCACTGCATTGGAGATCCGCATCATTGCAAGCATTAAGGCTATGCTTCAAATTTTCCTTATGTCACGTTACGGTTCAGCTATTGTAGCTTATCTCATGCGAGACAAATTGAAGGAAATTGTAGTCAAAAGTATTGGCTATTACATTGCTTGCGTTGTTATTACGCTGGGGATCGACATTATTGTGCATATCCGAGGATCATGGATGGTACTTGTTTTTACAGCGGCATATTTGTTGTATGTCGCTTACCAGTTCCGTAAAGTTCGGCGTGCCGTTATCGAGAAATTCACTGACATTCCTTTACCTTCCAAACTCATTCGTGAAATGAGTTGGAGTATGAAATTAAAATGTATGTACTTTTTGATGTCTATAGGTATTTGGAAGATTCTAGTGATGTTGGCTAGAAAGTGGAAGACGCTTCCGGTTTCTCAAGCTGCGCAGCCAATTGTTTTGAAACCTGATGCTAAATCATGGCAAAATGAAACTGAATTTTGGGACGTGCATGCGCGTGAGCGCAAGTATTGCTTTGGAGATGCAGGCATTTCTGAGAAATCTCGCACGATCTCTTTTGACAATTTCACTCGTCTCATCGGGAACAAATTGATGGTTGTTCAGAAAAGCAATGGGGAGTATTGCAACGTTGTGCCACTTAAGAGTAATATTCTTTTGCTTCCAAATCATATGGTTCCGTCTAAAACTGAGTTTGTGACGTTGACCAAGATTGGAGGTCATACTTTTAAGAATATGCCCTTGGATGATAAGGTTGCAATGCGCGTCCCTGGAACGGATTTTGCCGTTTGGTATTGTCCTGGTGCTGGGCTGCACCGTGACATTATTGACTATTATCCTAAAGACATTGATGAAGGTAAGAAAGTTGAAGTTTTTACCATTTACAATAATGAGGGAAAATTGGCAAAATTTGCGAGTATGACGGCTACCCGAGGCAAGGTCATTTCGACTCGAGGAGGAATTTTCTCAGGATACAATTATAGTTTTCCTGAAGACACCTTTGGTGGGTTATGCATGGCAACTTTGATTGGTAAGGTAAATGGTATGCCATTTATTGCCGGTCACCATCTAGCTGGAAGGGGGCGTCGAGGCGCTGCCGGCGTATTGACCAGGAAAGCTTTGTTGGACGCCATTTCCAAGCTTGATGAAAGACCTTGCGTTTTAGTTTCCCATTCTGCTACTCCTTTGGAGACGCAGAGTATGGGTATACAGTTTGGACCATTGGTTGCTCCCCATAGCAAGTGTGTTACTAATGATTTGGGTTCTGAATCTAAAATTCGCGTGCATGGGGGACATCATGGTCCTTCCCGTTCTACTCCGAAGAGCGCTGTTGTTACCTCTGTTATTTCTGCTTCTGTTAAGGAAGTGATGGGTATAGAGAAAATACATGCGCCACCGAAGGAGATGGGAGCTCAACGCCATAAGGAATTAGACATCAGTGGTAAGGTAGATACTGCCACTGAATTTGATTCTGAGCTATTGAATAAGGCCGTTACTGATTATGGTCTTAGTCTTATGGCAATTCCCGATTCGGAACTCGCTAAAGTCGGCAAGATTAGTGATGATGTTAATCTTGCTGGTCTTGATGGAGTTCTTGGAATCAATGCGATGAATTTTTCTACATCAGTTGGTTTTCCTGGAAAGGGAGCCAAGACACAATTTGTTGAAAAGTCTGATCGCCATGTTGGGGGGATTTCATGCCCTCGTGATGTTGATCCTATCATCCTTGAAGAGATTAAGAAAATGGAAGCCAAGTTATTGGCTGGTGAGTCCATTAATACTGTTTTCAAGGCTTCATTGAAGGATGAACCCACAAAAATATCAAAGGATAAGGTGCGTGTTTTTGCTGCGGCAAACATGCCCTTTGTCATGCTTGTCCGCAAGTATTTCCTTTCTCTTGCTGCTTTGGTGCAGCGTAACAAAGTTGCTACTGAATGTGCTGTAGGGACTGTCGTTCAGTCGCCTGAATGGACAGAACTATTTCAGCACATTGGTAAGCATGGTTGGGAGCGTGCTATCGCTGGTGATTACGCCAAATTTGATGGACGCATGAGCCCCCAATTTATGTTGGCTGCTTTTAAACTTTTGATTAAGTTAGCAGAGAGAAGCGGAAATTATGGAGAGGATGATCTCATTATCATGCGTGGTATTGCCACTGAGATTTCTTATCCGACCTATGACTATTTTGGCACTTTAGTTCAGTTCATGGGTTCAAACCCTTCTGGACATCCTTTGACTGTCATCATTAACAGTTTTGTTAATTCTCTTTATCTGCGTTATTGCTGGTATGCAATTGCAAAGGAGAAAGGGTGGTGGAGAGTTCCACTATTCAACAAGAAAGTTTCAGCCATGACATATGGAGATGACAATATTATGACTGTTGCGAAGGGGTATGACGATTTTAATCATACTGCGATTGCCGAACAATTGGCCAAGGTGAGCATCAAATACACCATGGCTGATAAGGATGCCAAATCTGTACCTTTCATTCATCTCAGCGAAGCCTCTTTTTTGAAGCACTACGCAGTGTGGGATGGTGAATTGGGTTTATACAGATCTCCTGTGGAGGAGGATTCAATTGCTAAGATGTTGCATACGCATATGAAGTCCAAGATTTTATCTATGGAACAATCAAGTGCAGAAGCAATTCAGAATGCATCGTTGAAGTACTTTGAATTTGGCCGTGAAGTCTACACCAAGCGTGTTGCTCAATTAGAGCGCGTTGCGCGTGATTCTGGTATTCAGGGTCATGTTGGACCGATCTTGAGCTATGATGAACGTATCGCTTGGTACCGTGAGAAGTTCGACTGTTAAGTCGGCTTCGTCAGCCCGCCCTGGGGGCTTTGTACCTTGGGCCACCGTAACTATACGTTGGATAAGCTAAAAATAGTTGTTTGTGTTTGATTAACGCACAATGTTCTGGGTTCTAAATTACCCAGATGTTGTGGACAGCTACACAAATAGTCAATGTATATATATCGTTATTTAGCGATGGGGTGACGCCCAACAAAATAGCACTGTTGTGTTGTCGATTGATGTACCGCACACAATATTTCATAAATTACATTACTACTAAATTACATACTTTAATTGAAGCCGCCGAGGCTATAAACACGGATGATCTTGTGGATATCATCGAAATCCACAGAACCGATTCATTTGATGAACTTGATGAGATTGCGCAGCTCAAGGAGCGCAATAAAATATTGCGAGATAAATTGACGAAGAAGTATCGTCACGTCTTTCAATTGATGAAGCGAATTCAGCATTTGGAGTCCAGGGTCATGGTTTCACAATCCGGTACTATGGGGGATACAGCTCCCCCAGAAGGTAGTGCCGAAAGATTGGTAGCCCCTTTAACTACTCAGCAAATTACTAAGTTTGCAGATGAGGATGCTGGATGGGTTACTGAAAAGCTTGGTACATATGAACCTACCATGGACATGGCTACGACTAATGATGGTGAGTTGGGGAATTTTCTCCAACGTCCTATTCGCCAATCAGCACAGTCTTGGGTAGTTGGCCAACCTTTTTTCTACAAGTTTAACCCATGGCAAACATTTTGCGAAAATCCATATGTTCGTGATAAAATCAAAAATTACGAGCTTTTGCGCATGAAAATGCACGTGAAAATTGTCATTTCGGGCACCAAGTTTCATTATGGGCGTGCTATGTGTTCATATAATCCCTACACTGATGGTGATGAACTTACTAAGGAGCGCAGTTTTATTTCACAAGATTTGATACAGGCGTCCCAAAAGCCACATTTCTTTTTGAATCCAACTAGCAATAGTGGAGGTGAGATGACGTTGCCCTTCTTTTGGCCGGAGAATTATCTCCGTATTCCTCAAGGTGATTGGGACAAGATGGGCAGTATGACGATAAATTCGTTTGGCAATCTGCTTCATGCGAACCTTGGTAATGACCCAGTGACTGTTACAATTTATATTTGGGCTTCTGACGTTGTGTTGACTATTCCCACCTCGTCCGATCCACCGGTCATCGAACCGCTCCCGTCACAGAGTGGTCGTAGATCAGAGGCCGACGAGAAGAATAATATTGCGAAACAGGATGAATATGGTTCAGGAATTATATCCAAACCTGCAGCCGCTATTGCGAAAGCAGCGGGTGCATTGTCCGATTTGCCTGCGATTGGCCCTTATATGACGGCCACTCAGATTGGGGCTACCGCTTTGAGTAAAACGGCACGTTTATTCGGTTACAGTCGACCCACTGTGGTTACGGATATAATACAGCAAAAACCGGCACCTACTGGAAATTTGGCCAATACCGATGCTGCTGATGCAGCGTTGAAATTGACATTGGATTCCAAGGCGGAGTTAACTGTTGATTCAAGAACAGTCGGTTTGGATGGAACTGATGAGATGGGTATTCTCGATTATGTTAAAAGGGAATCTTACCTCACCAGTTTCTCGTGGGCACCTGGAGATCCTGTTGATTCTTTGCTCTGGAACGTTCGAAATTTGCCTATGCTATATGATTCTGTGCAGCAAGAGCTTCACATGACTCCTTTGGCACACATGGCAACGGCTTTCGAGCAGTGGCAGGGATCTATTAAATATAGGTTCCAAGTCGTCAAGAGCGATTATCATAAGGGCCGTCTTCTTGCACGGTGGGATCCCAACACACCTTCAGCGGTTGTGAATTACAATACGGCTTATTCCCG